AACGCTTAGACGACTTATTGCAGTAGAAGAGAAACCCAAAAAAGACAGACCCCATTTGGCGATTGAAAGGGATTCTAAATTTGTTTGGACTAGAGGCGCTGATGTGATGAAGACTTTTAAGCGTCATGGGTTTGTACCACCTACTGAGTATCGTGATGATTACTTATTCAAAGTAAACAGGGAGATGAAAAATGACGGAAATTCATAAACTCGCTATCGCCTTTCTCGGTTGTATGTTGTTGGGTATGTCAGTTGTATTGATAGGAAGTATCTTATGACACAAGAAGATGAAGGAATGCTCAGGGATATATTTGCAGGACTAGCTTTGTGCGGTATCTTGTCTTGTGATTATTCAGTTGATGAAGACCCTGCGGTGTTGGCATACAAGTATGCAGACGAAATGATGGAGGCTCGTAAACCTAAACAAGTAGGAATAAAGGCGGTGCGCCGAGGAAGAAAGAATGACCAAGAGAATTGAACCTATTCCATTCGTAGGTATGGTGGAGATTGACGATGATGAAACAGAACCAATGGATAGAAAACTTTTTGCTAAAACACAGAAGGAGGTGGCAGATGAACTCGGAGTAACTAGACACGCAGTAGGACAAGTAGAAAAGAGGGCGATGAAGAAGTTTAAGGAAAAGTTTATCGCCAAGTTTAAGAAAGATGATTTTATTTAACAGGGAAATTTATGAAAACCAAATCATTAAAAACCAAAAAGGCTATTGCCTATTTACAAGCTAACCCGTCAGCGAAAGCAGGTGAGGTGGCTAAGAAGTTTAATATGACACTCTCATATGTGTATGTATTGAAGAGTAAGTCTAAGAAGCCTAGCAAGATAATTAAGACTTCAACGCAGAAAGAAGTCGTAGATAACGTGAATCATCCTCCACACTACAAAGTTGGTGGCATCGAGACGATTGACTTTATCGAGGCTAAGAAACTCAACTATAACCTTGGTAATGTTGTTAAATACATTACTCGTGCCGACCATAAGGGCAGTCGTGACGAGGATTTGAAGAAAGCCCTTTGGTATCTTAATCGTGAACTAGGGAGAAAAGCATGAAAAAAGTAATCGCAGTAGTATTCGTAGCCTTATTATCAACGGGTGTTATGGCACAAGTTAAATGTCAGCCTGACGGCAGAGGTGGTATGTGCTGTTGGGATGTAGGAACTCAGGGTCCGTTTAAGCCCATCGGTTGTTAAATTAAGTCTTAGGGGAATTCGCCTACGGGTGCGTTCCCCATTTTTGTAGCTATTGAACAGGGAAAACTAAGTATGAACACAGGTGTTGAAATATTATTAAAGCGGATAAAAGATTGTCCTGATGATTTTCAATATGACGTAAGCACAGACCGTTCGACCAAATGGAATCAGTTATTGATGGAGGCTTTGCGTAGTGATGTCATTACCGAAGAAGAAAAGTCAGCACTGAGAAAAGAAGTTTCTGAGATGGGTCGTGCGCGTTTTACCGAGAAAGTAATGCGAGTATTGGCAGGAACAGATAATGAAATGGTTGGTCTATACGAGCATGAAATAGGTAACTCAGCGTTTAGTAGTATAGCGGATGCCCAAAAATATCAAAGTGAAATGATGCGTAGGCATTTAGATGCCCATAGAATTTCACTGAAGAGAGAACAATTAAATACATTAAGTGCGCAAGACAAGGCGAAGTTAGTATCGTTAATTGAACAGCAAGTAAAAGAAAATAAGAAGAAAGCTAAACCTATATGAGCATTATCACTCTCGACTTTGAGACCTATTACGACAAGGACTTCTCCTTGCGTAAACTCACGACCGAAGAATATATCAGAGACAATCGCTTTGAGACAATCGGTGTTGGAGTGAAGATAGATGATGCACCAGCTCAATGGACTAGCGGAACCTGTCAGGAATTAAAACCTTACCTGATGTCATTTGATTGGGCAAACTCTGCGGTGCTTTGCCACAACATGCAGTTCGATGGCGCAATCCTTTCGTGGAAGTTCGGCATTGTTCCGCACATTTATCTTGATACTCTTTGTATGGCTCGTGCGCTACATGGGGTGGACTCCCCTGCGTCTTTATCTGCGCTTGTAGAACGCTACAAGTTGGGCGCAAAAGGCACAGAAGTCGAGGATGCACAAGGCAAGTATATAACTGGTTTCTCTTCTGAGGAACTCGATAGGTATGGTCGCTACTGCATAAACGATGTGGAGTTAACAAAGAAACTATTTGACGTTATGTCAAAGGATTTTCCATTGAGCGAACTCAAACTGATTGACATGACGTTACGCATGTATACGCAACCTACGCTTGAGGTAGATGATGCTTTGCTGATGGATAGGCTAGACGAAGTCCGCAGCGAAAAAAGCGAATTATTACAATCGCTGATGGACAAACTCAAGTGCGAAACCGAGGAAGAAGTTCGCAAGAAGTTAGCCAGTAATAAACAGTTCGCAGGGCTACTAACGGAGTTAGGAGTTCAACCACCGTTGAAGACTAGTAAGACGACAGGCAAGGAAACCTTTGCACTTGCTAAGAACGATGAGGGTTTTATCGCCTTGACAGAAAGCGAAGACCCTTTTATACAACAACTATGTGCGGTGCGTCTTGGCACTAAGTCTACATTGGAGGAGTCACGAATTGAACGATTCATTGATATTGGTAAGCGTAATAAAGGTCGTCTTCCTATTCCTCTTAAGTATTATGGCGCTCATACTGGTCGTTGGGCTGGTTCTGACAAAGTTAACTTCCAAAATCTCCCCTCCCGTGATGTCAAAAAGAAGACGCTTAAGAATGCGGTCGTAGCGCCTGACGGCTACATGATAATTAACTCTGACTCCTCACAGATTGAGGCTAGGGTTTTAGCGTGGCTATCAGGGCAAGAGGATTTGGTCAAGGCTTTTGCCAACAAGCAGGATGTGTATAGCCTGTTTGCCTCGGAGGTGTATGGCAAAACCATCACCAAAGATAACCCCGTTGAACGGTTCGTGGGCAAGACTTGTATCCTCGGTCTAGGGTATGGGACTGGCGCAAACAAATTACAGCACACACTAAAGACTACCCCTCCTGGTGTTGAACTAGACGAAGATGAGTGTAAGCGGATAGTTGATTTATACAGGCATACCAATGATGCCATCGTAGGTCTGTGGCGAGAGGCAGAGGATGCGCTAGAAAGTATTTTCTCAGGCGCGAAAAAGCCTTATCATTTAGGACAACACCGTTGCCTGACTGTCAATTCGGAGGGGATCCTTTTGCCCAGCGGTTGTTATATCCGATACCCCGCCCTGACAGTTGAGATCCTAAACGGCAAACCTCAATACTCCTATAAGTCTCGTAGGGGAGAGATTACGCTATGGGGTGGCGCTGTGGTTGAGAACGTAGTTCAAGCCTTGGCGCGTTGCATTGTGGGCGAACAGATGCTCAAGATTCAGGAAAGATATTCTGTAGTATTGACTGTGCATGACGCGGCGGTATGTGTTGTGCCTGAGGATGAGGTTGAGCAAGCAGTTTCTTACGTGACAGAATGTATGTCTGCAGCGCCTGACTGGGCGACAGGGCTTCCCATCGCCTGTGAAACTAAAGTAGCAAAGTCTTACGGAGAATGCTGATGGAAAAGGGTTTATTTCGTAAAGAAGACGGGCAGATTACTGAAGATGCTAATAACCAAAAAATTGCTGGTCAAAGACTGGCTGATCTGTTGGGTATTGATGTGGTTAATATGGACAACTTTTCTCCGTGGGACTGGGAGTTCAAGGTAAACAGTAAGCTAATTGGTATTGGCGAGTATCGCCGTAGGTTTAATGACTTTAGTAAATACCCTGACTTTCAATTTAGCAAAAACAAGTTTGACATCATGCGGGGCAAAAGTGCCTTTCAAAATATTTTAGCTTTTATGTTCGTAGAGTTTGACGATGGCTTTTATTACTTTACAATAAAGGGTAATCCATCTACGCAAATCATGCAACGTAATGGAGAAATAAGAACAGAAGAAGTAGCAGTTATCCCAAAAGAAAGTTTTAAGCTAGTGGAGGAACTGAAGAATGAGTTACATTATTAAAGACGAAAACGGGGAAACCATGAGAGTCGTGGGTAGGCAAGAAGAAGCACGACAAATCGTAGCTACCCGTGAGGGTTGGACTTTTAAATGCGTACGTAAACCCGTACGTAAGGTTGATTTAAGTGAACTAGGGGAGGCATTATTTTGAAAGAAGAATTTGAAGAGTGGGCTAAAGGTAAGGTTGCTTTGACGTATTACAACACCGATTACACTAACCTTGAGGCGCAGATTGCGTGGCAGGCATGGCAACGTGCGTGGAACATAGCAGTGCGTGAACAGCGCCGTAAAGATGAAGAAGAGCTTAATGCACTTAAACACAAGATAAACTCTGCTAAGGCAGTGTTAGGGGTAAGTAAATGATTGGCACCATTGTTAACTTATTAGTTTTATTTGTTGCTACATTTGCCATCGTTATATTTATGGTGATGTTTGGGTTCTTTTTGTTCATCATGTTTGCCTGTGTTTACATTGGGTGGGAACAGATTAAAGGTATGCCGATACCCTCTATATGGGAGAGGATTAAGAAATGAGTCCAGAAGACAGGGAAAAAAGAAGAGAAGAACGGAACAGAGAAATAGTTGAAAGAATGTTTAAGAGAAGACCGTTTTCTGCAATTATGAAAGATTTTAAAGCGCTTCAAAAGAAAGCGAGTGAGAAATGAACGCTTACGAATTAGCAGATGAATTAAAAAGATGTATTGATGATGGCTCTACAGACTTGGTTTGTGTTTGTGGAGCAGTCAATATGCTTCGCCACCAAGCAGACTACATAAAGCATTTGGAAGAAGGGTTAGAGTCATCGTTGAATTTAAACAAAGCGCAAACAGACCGCACAGTGGAATTGGAGAAAGAAAACATGAAGCTAAAGCGTGAAGTAAAAAATCTTATGGATGGGAGATGCTAATGTTTACTTGGTCATACTCTTCTCTCAAGGATTATATAAACTGCCCAAAGCAATACCAAGAGGTCAAGGTACTTAAGAACTATCAGAAAGAGATGACCCAACAGATTCTTTATGGAAACGAAGTCCATAAGGCATTGGAAAATTATATCAAAGATGGAGAACCGTTAGCTGAAAACTATCAGAGGTTTGCTCCATTGATGGACACCCTAAAGGAAATACCTGGGGAGTTTCACCCTGAGCTTCGCATGGCGCTTAATTTTGACAGAAAAGCCTGTAAGTGGGGGGATGAAGACTGCTGGGTAAGGGGTATAGTTGACTTCCTAGTAATTGATGGCGAGCATGCGTTCATAGTTGATTACAAGACGGGTAGCAACAAGTACCCAGACGTTAAGCAGTTAAGGCTCATGGCGCTGATGGTCATGGAGCATTTCCCTCAAATCAATAAAGTAAAAGCAGGGTTGATGTTCGTCATGCATAATACTTTTATTACAGAGGAATACACTAGGGAGGAGTCGGAGAAACTTTGGAACTCTTTTATTCCAGACTTAGAACGATTAAAATTATCTTATGAGAAAGACATTTGGCATGCTACACCTAACAACCTATGCGGGTGGTGTCCAGTCAAATCGTGTGAACACCACAAGGAGAGATGATGCCTTACGTAACTAAACCAAGACCGTACAAAAAAGAATACCAGCAACAAAAGGCTCGTGGAGAGCATGACGAGCGTATGGAGCGCCAACGTGCTAGACGAGGCATTGATAAGAAGATGCCTGATAAAAACGGCAACGGCAAAGCAGACGCAAGAGAAGGTAAAGACGTAGCTCACCGCAAGGCGCTTGATAAAGGAGGTTCTAATAAGCATGGTGTATACATCACCACGGCAGCAAAGAATCGTTCTTTTAGACGTGACTCTAAGGGTAATTTGGTATCTGAAACTAGCAAAAAAGAGCGCAAGAAATAAAGTTTTAGTGTAAAGTATTTGCTTACCGTAAGACATGAGTGGGTAACAAATCGCTGGCAAGCCTTTGGTGATTCTCAGGCGTAAACCATGTCATCTAGCCGTACTGCTTTTGCCTCCCTGTTGAAGCGGTAAGGGGCTAGACGACTAACCCCCGTAAGGGGTCCCAGTTAATTTAGTTAAGGACAACATGCAGATTGTAGATAACACAGCGGTGCGCTTTACGCTACCAACAGAGTTAGTACCCAGCGTATTAAACAACATAGAAAAAAGCGAGCTTGTAGAAACTAAGGGTAATCTTTCAGAGGTTTTGGTTTACTGGGGCATCGAGGAGTTGACACTTCTTAACCGCCTTATCAAATTTAATAAACCACTACCGTCACCCATCAACGTTGAGTACAACTGGCCTGGACTGTATAAGCCTTTCGATCACCAAAGAGTTACTTCAGCGTTCCTCTCTATTAATATGCGGGCATTCTGCTTTAACGAAGCAGGAACAGGAAAAACATCGTCTGTTATTTGGGCTGCTGATTACCTGATGAATCAAGGACATGTTAAAAAAGTCCTAGTGATATGCCCTCTATCAATTATGTATTCAGCATGGCAAGCGGATATATTTAAAACTGCTATGCACAGACGAGTTGCTGTTGCGTATGGTAGCCCAGACAAGCGTAAAAAGATTCTTAGCGGAGACTATGAGTTTGTCATCATTAATTACGATGGTGTAAGTATTGTTTTTAACGAACTAGAAAAAATAGGGTTTGACCTAATTGTCGTAGACGAAGCAAACGCGTATAAAAACGTTACGACTAAGCGATGGAAAGCACTAGCTAAATTGATGAAACCAACCACGAGGTTGTGGATGTTGACAGGGACACCCGCCTCACAATCACCAGTAGATGCATTTGGTATAGCCAAACTTGTATCGCCACAAAACATACCACGCACATTGACGGTGTGGAAAGATAAAGTTATGCATCAACTATCTAGGTTTCGTTGGATACCAAAGAATGATGCAAAGCAAAAAGTATTTGATGCACTGCAACCAGCAATTCGCTTTACGAAGAATGAATGTTTAGATTTACCTGACGTAATGTATCAAACAAGAGAAGTACCACTATCGCCACAAGCATTGAGGTACTATAATGATCTTAAGAAGAACATGCTTATTCAAGCGGCGGGTGAACAAATCACTACCGTAAATGCTGCAACAAATTTAAATAAGCTATTGCAATTATCAGGAGGGGCAGTATATACTGATGAAAGGGAGGTAGTTGAGTTCGACATAGCACCACGTAAGAACGCACTGCTAGAAGTTATCGAAGAAACAGAACACAAGCTAATTATTTTTGTACCGTATCGACACACGATACAGTTAGTTTGTAAGTTCTTAACAGAGGAGGGAATCACAAACGAAGTCATCAATGGCGACGTACCTGCGAAAGAACGCAGTCTAATCATTAATAGATTTCAAGAATCAGACAACCCAAGAATACTTGTAATACAACCGCAAGCTGCGAGTCATGGAGTAACGCTAACAGCTGCGAATACTGTAGTGTTTTGGTCTCCTGTTACTAGTGTTGAAACATACTTACAATGTATCGCTCGCATTGATAGGGTAGGTCAAAAGAACAAGATGACAGTAGTGCATTTACAAGGTTCTCCAGTTGAAAGAAGGATGTACGAAGTGTTGCAAAATAAAGTAGATATGCATGAAAAATTAGTTGATTTATATAAGTCAGAACTCGGTATAGGAGAAAACAAATGAACACCGATCAGTTAGTAGAAACATTTATTACGCTAAGGAATGAGCGTGACCGTTTGCGTAATGAGTGGGAAGCAAAAGATGGTGTAGTAAAAGAAGAGATGGCTAAGCTTGAACAGGCTTTGTTATCTATCTGCAACGAAACAAATGCGACAAGTATCAAGACAGATAAAGGTACTGTGATTCGCAAATTAACCGAACGTTACTTCTGTACGGATTGGGAACACTTTAGAGACTATGTGCTTGAACATCAAGCCTTAGAACTTCTAGAGCGCCGTATCCATCAGGGTAATTTCAAAGAATTCATCACTGAGAGACAAGACGAAGGTCTACCTCCTGGTGTGAATGTTATGCGTGAGTTTGGCGTTACCGTGCGTAAACCAACAAGCGTTTCCTAATAGTCTATTTAGTGGAGTTAAATTATGAGTAACGAATTATCAGTTTTATTAAAGAGTAACCCAGCCCTAGTAACCACAGGATTGGATGAGGATACATTAGCTGTTGCTGGTGGTAGTGTAGCTACTAGTAACGGTAACAAGCGTATCTCAATCGCTGGCGGTGTGTTTCGTAAAATGGCTAACGGCAAAGAGATTGGTGCTATCGAAGATCGTCACATGAACATTATTTTTGTGAAGATGGCGCATGACCC